ATGACCTGGTTCATAGACCGACGCCTGAACGGGAAAAATAAAAGCGCCGTCAATCGGCAGCGCTTTCTGCGCCGCTATAAAGCGCAGATAAAGCAGTCGATCTCCGAGGCCATCAACAAGCGCTCGGTGACCGATATTCAGAGCGGAGAGTCCGTCTCCATCCCAACGGACGATATTAACGAACCGATGTTTCATCAGGGACGCGGCGGCCTGCGCAATCGCGTACACCCCGGTAACGATCACTTTGTACAAAATGACCGTATCGAACGCCCTCAGGGCGGCGGTGGCGGAGGCGGCAGCGGTCAGGGGCAAGCCAGCGCCGACGGCGAAGGCCAGGACGAGTTTGTCTTTCAGATTTCGAAAGACGAATATCTCGATCTATTGTTCGAAGATCTCGCCCTGCCAAATTTGAAGAAAAATCAGCAGCGTCAGCTGACGGAGTATAAAACCCATCGCGCGGGCTATACCGCTAACGGCGTTCCCGCCAATATCAGCGTCGTTCGCTCGTTGCAGAACTCGCTGGCTCGGCGCACGGCGATGACCGCCGGTAAACGCCGGGAACTGCACGCGCTGGAAGAAGACCTCGATACCATTAGCAAAAGCGAACCGGCGCAGCTGCTGGAAGAGGAGCGGCTGCGCAAAGAGATAGCCGAACTGCGGGCGAAAATCGACCGCGTCCCGTTTATTGATACTTTCGATCTACGTTACAAGAACTACGAAAAACGGCCAGAACCGTCCAGCCAGGCCGTCATGTTCTGCCTGATGGACGTCTCCGGCTCCATGGACCAGGCGACCAAGGACATGGCAAAACGCTTTTATATTCTGCTGTATCTGTTCCTCAGCCGGACCTATAAAAACGTCGATGTCGTTTATATCCGCCACCATACGCAGGCTAAAGAGGTCGATGAACACGAATTCTTTTATTCGCAGGAAACCGGCGGCACGATTGTCTCCAGCGCCCTGAAGCTGATGGATGAAGTGGTTAAAGAGCGCTATGACCCGGCGCAGTGGAATATCTACGCCGCACAGGCCTCGGATGGGGATAACTGGGCGGACGACTCACCGCTGTGTCACGAACTGCTGGCGAAGAAAATCCTGCCCGTGGTGCGCTACTATAGCTATATCGAGATAACCCGTCGGGCGCACCAGACGCTGTGGCGGGAGTACGAACACCTGCAGTCGACCTTCGAAAACTTTGCTATGCAGCATATTCGCGACCCGGAAGATATTTATCCGGTATTCCGCGAACTGTTTCACAAACAGACTTCCAAAATTGACACTTAGTTAAATAAAATCAGCCAGTTATATAAACTTCCTGGCTGATTTTTCCCTATTTTGAGTATGTTTTATTTTCTTATTTAATCAATGATATGCCTTTCATTTTGGGGAAGTATTCTTCCCTTTTAAGCATAAATTTTCTCACATCAAATAGGGCTATCGTCCTGCCTCAAGTCGTTGATCGCGTGCGTAGCCACCCCCAACACTTCAACATCTTCCATCGCCTCCCCTTCTATCGATTCACCTTCGACAGTGATAAAAGAACGCCCCATCAATTTTGCAAACTGCAGTTCGCCAGCCACGCGGATAAGCAGGACGCTTCCTTGCGTCACTTTTAACGACAGGTCAAGAACAACGAAGCCGCGATCAGTCTCTATAATCTGAGAGTTCGCGCCAATGTTGCACGCAGCCGTGACAGTCAGTCTCTGCTCAACGTAGTCGGCGGCCGGTGAAGGAAAATAGCTGGCAGTCATTACATCACCCTCCCCATGTTGCGGAGAATCCACAGCCGATTTTCTGTATGTTCGGGCGTTTTGTCAGCGAAGCACGACTGATAGCGCTCTATCCAGCGGTTAGCTTCTGAATAAGATAAGTGGATGCCACGGCACACAAGAGAAGACACAAAATCGCGTGTGTGCAGGTACTGGTAGCCTTTCGAGTTGCGAAGAATCGACTCCCGAAAGGCCTGGTTGATGTCTGATTGTCGAAGCATGATCTGCCATCCCATAAATACTGTTTATGCATACAGTAGTTTTATTTAAAGGGAAGATCAAGAGAGGTTGCGGCTGTCAATTTAGCCAGCAGCCGCGAGTTTCTGCCATTACTGTATTAACCTAAATCAGTAATTCCCCATGCTGCACTGAGATAGGCACTTACACTATCGAGGACTGATGCGACCTGAGCCTGAGTCAGCGCTGTTTCAAAAATCAATTCCATCCCTATCGTGATATTTGCCCCTGCTGGATAGGCAGCTGGCGCATGGTGCGACCCGATGCGGATCGTACGGTCGGTATAAGCTGTGCGGCTGGTCAGGGTTTTGGAGTTCTGCCAGTTCAGGGCGCCTCCCTGCCGGGCTGCAATCCTCGCCACATTATTATCACCGTCAACCAGCTCGACAAAGGCGGCCCATCTGGCGCTGTCATACGCTGCGCTGTAATAGTTGATCATGTTCAACGGCGTAGCACCGTTATCCTCAACAAACGCTCCGTAAAGGCTTTGTCCGGAAAACAGAAATGCAAGCCCGTCGCCGCGGTAGACAGCCGGTGCGCCGGAATAGCTGTAGTTCCCCATCATGAATGCCTGCTGCGTTTCGGTTGCCGCTGTCGGCTTTACCGGCTTACAGATCACGATATGCGTCTGGTTTTTGGTTGAGACCTTCCCGGTATCAAAACAGTTTCCAAAACTACAGATCGCCCCAAATTCGGAGAGGATTGTCGGGGTTCCGATTTTTGTCAGCGGGGCGGAATTGTCGGCGCGATTCCTCATGCTGAGGTCTGCTGTTCCTCCCTGAATGTACAATCCTTTAAGCCCCGCTGTTACAGGAAGGTCTGGCTGCATGAAATGACCTTTTTTCGGATGTGCTCCGGGGATCACGACATCACCGAGTTTTGGGATATAAACAGTATTCATAATAAATTAGCCTTTAATCAGTGCGTTATTAAGTGATGATGCGACCAGATTACTGCCTGTAGCATTCGGATGAAGATTATCGAGGAAACAGCCCAGGCTGTTCATTTCAGTCCAGGTGTCAAACAGGTCATAGATGCTGAAGAACTCGACATTCAGCGTCTGCGAGAGATCGTGCATCACGTCACGGAAATCAACGAGCGGCGTTACCGCCGTTCCGTTCGTGCGGGGTGGTGCCATCAGGATAAAACCAACGTCTGGCAACACCGTGCGGCAGGCGGCGATGTACGTCTGCAATGCGGTTTTAAATACCTGTGTCCCGTCAGAATTACGGTAATCATTGTTGCCGATGACGATACAAATGACGTCCGGCTGCATTGTGCTCAGGTACTCCGCGATTTTGTCGGAGAACAACAGAAACTGGTCCGCAAGAATCCCGGAGTTACCCGCCTTACTCATCACGCAACCAGCCACACCGGCGCGCCAGAGGTAAAAACCGTGGATGGCCACACGCCCGGTATTGCCATCAGTTTTGACGTAAATCGTCCTGGCCTCGTCGGCCATGCCTGTCAGCAACACCGATTTTGTCGCGCCGGTATTCCCGCAGACAACCTCAGTCCACTGAGTGACCCCGCCAACGTCGTAGCCGTACTGAAACTTACCGTTCAGGTCCTGGTAGTAAATACGGCAGTCAGTGCAGCGGACATTCGTCACCCTGAAATAGGCCGTGCTCGTCGTGGTATTGATTGACTGGCCGTCAATACCACAGCCATAAAGCGGCGCTCCGCTCGTCGGGGACGAATCATATAAATCCCATCCCTCTGATCGATATATTCCCGAACCGTCGCGCGCGGCCCCGTAGTTAACAGTTCTCCAGCCAAGACCCGCGTCACCGTAATCATTGTGCAACAGCCCGGCGATAGCTGTGGCCAGTTCGTTATTCTGCGTCCAGCTGTCGCCCGTCAGCATGAAGTGTGGACGGACTGTCAGGCCTGCTTTGAGCTGTGCTTTCTTCGCTTTCCAGCGCCAGAGCGTCCGGCCATCAGTATGCAGCGGAATATTGTAGACGGCAGAGTACATCCTCCCCTGAAACCAGCTGACCATATCCCCGCGAATGTTCGGCCCGACCCCACTGGCATCAAGCTTTCCATCATGGAACCAGAACGGGACGTTCCCGGCGGCATCCATCATCCCCGGTACAAAGCCAGGGGAAATCAGAGGGACATTCTGGTTAAGCGCGCTGGCGATGATACCGTTGATATAAGACCATATTTTTTCCAGCAGCCCCGTCGCAATTGCCGACGCATCCAGCCCGCCATTCCAGTACACCGGTACATTTCCCGCGCTGTCCATGAATAACGGAAAAAAGCCTGGGGAAACCCCTGTCACTTGTGCATTCAGCGCATCCCCAAGCCGCGCATGAACATCCTCATAGATCATCTGATACAACGATGTGGCAATACGCGAAACAGCAAAACCATTATCCCAGTACAAAGGCACATTTCCGGCCCCATCGACAAAGAAAGGGAAAAAGTCACCGCTGACGGTGCCGGTGGCAATAAAGTTTTCAATAAACTGGATAAGTGCATCGACAGAGCCCTGAGAGGGCATCCTGCGCCCGGTTGCCGTCAGCGTCCCGGCGATATTTCGGTATTCGATCGCCAGAGCGGAATCATCCGGACTGCGTACATAGGTGGTGGCACCTTCAGGAATACTGGCAATATCAGCCTGAGCCTCTTCAAGACTCTGGTATTGCTTGCCAAGTGGGATAAGGTTCTGGCGGGTATTTTCGACAATAGCAGCGAAGGTCTGCAGCATCAGGCGCCAGGAATCCAGCGGTTGCCCGGCACGGTCGTTAACGGTGCCCGCTGGTCCGTTAACGAGTTCGTCCAGGCGAGTGGCATTGTCGAGCAGCACCGCGGGCGACGTGCTCCCAAGTGGCGGATCAAAGGCCATATTTTTTGCTCCAAAAATAGGCTTCGCCCAAACGAGGGTTTGAGCGAAAAGAGTTAATAAGGGGTTTTTATGGGGTATTACGCGACGTCGCCGGGGTATGTGGCGTCGTCGTAGGCGTAGAACGATTCAAGATATTCGTTGGCGGTCACCTGACAGGTGCCGTCAGACTGTGGGGCAATTTCTGCCACCAGCGCATCATAGACATGCCGCGTTGAGCCGCAGAACACCAGCCGGATCGGCTCGATGGTTGCAGACGATAAATTGATTTTCAGCAGGTCATCAAACTCACTCAGATGCGGGACCGAAAGTTGATAATCCCCTGCTCTGGTCGCCACCATCAGCCCGGAGGCCGAGCCATCCTGGTAACGGACCAGCGCGCGAGGATTTTCAAAAGACCAGTCCAGCGGCTCCGTAACGGTGAAGGTCGTTAAACCGCCAGCCGTTGTCATCTCCTCAACAAGACAGGAAATCGTGTTATTCCCCGGTATATCGTCGGTCAGCACAATACGATCGCCAACGTTGTAGCAGAGCGCGTCCAGTTCGGTCGTCGTCTGGAACGTTACCCGCTGCTGCAGGTATTTCATCAGGCGACGCATACCGATTTGATAAGCGTGATCCTGACTCAATACCCCGTCGAGTTTGTAATCCTCGATTTTCACCGGTGTGGGGTTATCGGGAGTGCGACATTTAACCGTCTCTTCCGCCCAGGTGGTCCCGTTGACGTAAGTCACATCAACCCCGTCGTAATCATCGTCAGATGGCGCAGTGAAACCACTCTGCAGCTCTTCGACCATCTCATGCGGGGTGATGACGCCTATCCAGGGCTTAATCCCTTCCCGGTTTACTGTCGCCAGGCCATCACTCAGCAGAAAACGTGACTTCCCGGCGTTGGCGATCTTTTGCAGCATTTCCAGTGCCGAGATACTGTCGCCAGTAGCGAAATCAAAATACTCTCCCCGCGGTGTCCAGTACGCGGACTCAATGCCGTTAATGGTATCGACATCCATCTCCAGTCCCAGCGAGTTCCCGACATGCAGCAGCGCCCCCGAAATGGTTCTGGCCGTTCCGGTTTCATAGGCACGCGTCCCAACAACGTTTACGCGGCGGTCAGACTGCGCCGCCAGTTTACCGCCCGTCTCGACGGTCACCGCCATCAGCGACACACCGGGATAGGATGAAGGACGCGTCAGCAGGCGCCCGCGCAGTGCCTGCCAGTACATCGAGTCACGCGCATTATTGCTACCCTGCTCATTGCGGCGACGGCAGCGAACCTCTACAAGGCCCGGAGAACCGAGTGTGATCCGCTCAGTAAAGCCCAGACCGTTAACGTTTTTCAGCGCGTACTCGCCCTGTTTACTGACCCACCCTGAGCCGGAGCCATAAATCCGGTACTGAATTTCCCATTCAACGTGGCGAATGCGTTTTTTCCCCTTGCTGTCAAAACCGCAGACGCCGTTCGGAAAGGAAAAATTCACTTCGAACATATCCACGGTTTCATTTTCAGGACAGACAAGGTACGGACCCAGCCAGCTCAGCGTGTCGTTGAGCCCGGTTGCCTCGTAGTCGATCATCGTCCTGGCGGTGAATCCCGTCCATGACTCATCAACGGTACCGTTAACCAGACGCGCCACCGTCGCCGTCGTGCCGTCAGCTGACACAATCCGGTACTCATTCCCGCGGTGAGCAAGTGAAAGCCGTTGCACGCCTTCAGGCATGCCCGAAAATGCGGTTCCCGTGGCGCTGTTATAGGCAAACGTCAAATTTGCCGTTACCGCCGGGCTGCCGCCGGTTGATGCCGTGCCGGAGGTGTAAACAGGGGCATCACCGAAGATGGAAGCTGGTAGTGTGGAGGATGTGATGTCACCACCAGAGAACGGGCTGGCCGCCTCAGTTATCACTACAGTCCCGCCGTTATCCTGCGCGACCAGGCCGGAACCAGTCAGCCCTTCGGTGATAGCCGCCAGCAGTCCCGACATCGAGATATAGTTCGCCACCAGAGACACCGCGTAAGCGATCCCCTGCCACGTGATCGTGAACGTGCTGGAGCTGGTCGAAAAGTCGTAGGTGGTAGGGGCAGCGCTGGCCTGTACTTTAGCAGCGCTGCCACCAACGCCGGGGACGGCGGCCTGACCCGGTGTATATGACGCAATAAACAGATCGTAATCGACGCTATTGAAACTGAGCGTCACCGGCATACCGACTACCGGCGCGATCTCCGTCAGCAGCGGACTCGCGATAACGCTGTACCCGGCCGCCGTTGATATCTGGTAGTTGGCGGGAGCCTTTATCTCAACAATCGCGCCTTCTACCCAGCTATCCGGCAGAGAATTGTCGTTATCGTCATCATCGCTATCATCCGTGTCCAGCCCGGTAAACGTTACGTCGGCTCCGGCCACGGTCATGCTGTCTGCGATAATGTCGTCCGCATCCGGCGACGTCTGGGCCATGTCCAGCCCGGTGCCGGATGACGTCCCGCCGACCTCCGTACTGTTGAACCAGTTTTCACTGCGCTCATCGCCGGAAACGTCTGCACCAGGGGGATAATGCGTGCTGCTGAATCCCGGCAGGGTCGATGCAGGCGTACTGCCAACGCGGATATCGCCATTGGTATAATCCAGAGCTCCGACACCAAGGCACAGCAGCATCTGTACACGCATTTTCGTGGGATCGTCAGCATCGAACCGGGTAACGGGCTGCACAACATAATCCGGATAAATACGCACGCGCCCAAAAACTTCACGAATGGCATCACCCAGTTTTGCGCTGTTTGCTTTAGCGGGGTTCAGGTCGAGGCTTCGCCCGGTGGATGACGTGTAGCCACCAGCATCAATATTACCCATCATGAACAGTGAATAAGCCGCCGTTGCCACGGCGATACCAACCCCTATCCATGCGATTGTTGCTACTTCAAGCCCGAAAGGCACCGGATATATGCGAACGTCGCTCTCCGGCCGGATGATGCAAAACGCCCATTCGCCAGGTGGTACCGGCTGGCCATCCAGTTCAATAGCCAGCGGTGGAACATCCCGATCCTCATAATCTGCGACATTGGCAACCAGCCAGCTGCGAATGGTGGTAACGCCATGCTGATGCGTTTCGATTGGTTCACCGGGCAGCCGCGACGGGTAAAAACGAATGGTCATTGCCAGAACTCCACTTTGACAAATCGCCGCTTAAATCGCGGCAACGGCAGAAAGGTGACGTTCGTTCCCGGATTACATTCCGCCACGTGCAGCAGGCCACCGATATTGACGACGATACCGACATGGGTGACGGTTGAACCGGAATAACAGGCCACCCCGGCGCCTTCGCGCGGTTCGCAGCGCTCCAGAGAAAGCATCATCCGGCGCGCTTCGCGGTCGAGACCGCCGTCGTCTTTGGTCACCCCGGCGAACTCAGGCCAGAGAGGCAGTCCAAGGTCCGCCCGGATTTCGTTCACGATCCCGAAGCAGTCGAGCTGCGGATACACTCTGCCGCCCTTCAGCCAGGTGACTGAAAGGTATTTATCAGGGTTAAACATTGGGATTCCTTAGCTGATGTAACGCAGACCGGGGAATGATGGGAGCGTATAGCGATATCGCGGCCAGGCTGTATCGAGGACATTCATATAGCCCGCGGTGATCTGCACTTCTGTCGCCGTCCAGTAGCCAGATTTGACTTGCAGCGTATACGGTACCGCCGCAGGCGCCGCTAAATCTGTGGAAATATAACTCCGGTAAGTCAGCGACGCCGAAAGTCGGTTCGCCAGCGCATTGCGTATCGCCGTGGACACAACGCCATCGATATTACACAGAGCAAATTTCAAATCCTGCGTGCCGTCCTCATTACGCGCCGGCAGCGCAATATCCATCGCGCAGGCGGTAAACGTTACGGTCTCGCCGTTCTCCGTCGTCGCGGTAATATCCTCGTAGCCCTTACACAGATAGTGAACATCTGAACCGATGGTTATCTGCAGCGTTTCAATGATCACCTCCGGCCCGCTGCTGGCATAAAGGCGGTTAATCTGCGTCATGCTTTGGCCACTCCTTATTCAGCGCGATATCGAGCAGCGAGCTGCCGACTATCCATTCCGGATAATGCCCCCATCCAGCCGGAGGTAATGGGCGCTCCCATAACTCAATAGATGCTGAATAACGCCAGTACATCCCGCCCTCTGGTGTCGGACCCTCATAGATATCGTTAAACCGGCATACATAATTTTTCATCCCTACAGGTGTAAGTAATGGCATGTTGAACCAAGCCGCCCCGTCAGAAAGAACATCCCGATACCAGGCCTCAAAAGCCTGAGCCTGAGCGTCGTTGAAAATCCATGCAATATCCGTGTTGGTCGGTACAGAAGTGTAGGCTCGCCGTTGTCGGCGTCGCCCAGTTACCATAGCGGTACTCTTTAGAGGAGATAAAGACTTCAACCCAAAACTATCTTTAAGAGGGCCAGGCAGGTAATCGGATGGATAGTAAAGCGTTGTGGTGATAGCCATCAGCCGATTTTCCTCCCAGAGTTAGTTTTGCTGGTTAATGCTCGGTGCAAATCACCCTGCCCACTTGCAACTGAGTTCACCGCCTTTCGATACCCCCGTTCAGCCCCCTCATCTGCGGCTTTGCGCACCAGCGCCAAAGTTGCATCTGAGGGGTTCCCATTTATTGGGATGGTGATAGTAGGCGAATAAATAGCGCCGCTTCCGGTTGACTGAGTCGCGACCCTATCCAGAGTGGCATCCAGCTTTGCGCTGGTTTTAGCAGTAGTAACTCGCTCGCCTTTTTGTAGAAGCCAAGTTCCGGTTTCAGGCACTGAGTCGACACCATCGTGAGCCATGCCAGCGAGTGCTGATGTGCCTACGGCAGCCACCAAAGGGGTCGTTATTGCCGCCGCCGCCGCCATTGCCGCCGGGGCCAATGCTGGTCCGACAATTGGTATTGCAGCTGTTGATGCATATGCTGCGATTTGAGCTTGGAGAGATGTAGCTTGTGCATTGGCGATCATGGCAGGAATCGCCGAGGCTTGGGCGGTTTTGTTTACCAGCATCTGAACACCTTGATACACAATCCATTGCGCAGCCATATCAACTAAAGCTTTTATGACTGAAGTTCCAAGGTCTGAAAAAATCCCTTTAATTGCGTCCCCCATCGATTCAGTACCGCTGATAACGTCATATAAATGTTCTGAAATTGAATCTGTTGCAGAACCCAATATTGATGTCATCGCATCAGCGGCTTGCTGGTAGTAATCACTGGATATTTCAGCAAAGTCAGCTAATGAGCTTGAGATACCAGATTGCCAATCACTTTGTAAATCATCTGACTTCTGATAATAACTTTCCTGTATTTTCAAGCGCTCTTTAAGTGCATCCCTCAACGCTTCTTTCTTTTTATTATATAAACTATTATCAATATCACCAGACTGAAGTTGATTTAAAAGCTCCTCTTGCCTCGATTCAAAATCCTGCTGAATACCATTTAACTCTCGCATTCTGCCACGGTCCTTACTTCCTAAGGAAAGACCCATGATTTCGTTATCATATCCCTGTCGGACAAGCTTATTTTGCTTTGTTAAACCGGCAATATATTCTGCAACCTTAGCATTTTCTTGGTTAAGTCGCAGTTCTTCTTTTTTAGAATCAAGTGTTTTCGCAGCAATACGAAGCTGTTCTTTTTGATCCTCAGAAAGCTTTTTCAGATTACCACTAGCAATATCAAAATTTATTTTTTCGAGCTCTGTAACTTCCGCTGTTTTTTTACCAGTAGTTTCAATCAGTGCAGCTTGTTTCTGTAAATCTAGTAATCTACTTTTAAATGCGTTTTCAGTTGGATTTTTCTTGGCAGTTTGCTTCTGGTTCGACTCATCTTTACCAAGATTATAATTATCAGCGCTGGTCGGCTCTATACCCATGTCAGAAAGCAAGGACTGCATCCCCTTGGCAGCTCTTTGTGATTCTTCTGGAGTTGGTGTCGATCCTTTTATTGCTTGTAGAAACTGGAGGCGTTTGCTTAAAAAATCTAACTCTTCCTTTTGTTCCTTGCTTTGGTTACCTCTCTTGTTCAGGAATTCTATACGCTGTTCTACGTTGTTTAAATCAGAAGCGTCGTAATTTCCTGATACTGCACCTATCCTCGATCGTGTATAAGAAGCAATGGCACCAAGCCCACCAGCAATACGACCGACAACACCGGCCAAACTGATGGCCTCGCCAACCAGATCAGAAAGGCCCTGTAGGATGGCAGGGTCAGTGAATACATCATGAATACTATCAAGCCCGTCCTGCAGAGGGGATAAATCAACTTTTGCTAGACCAGAGGCTATTTCCATTTTCAGGCCACGAGCACTGGTCTCAATATCCAGGAAAAACTGATTAACCTTTACAAGATTATCAATATCTTCCTGTGGCGGTGCCACTCCATAATCTTTTGAAAGCTGAATAAATTGCTTCAACTTTTCATTATTATTGTCAAACAGCGGAAGCATTTTTGACAAGTCATTTCCTAGGCTTTCAAGGATATTTGTTTTCCCTGCCTGAGACGGTATTTTTTGCAGGGCAGCACTGATTGCCATCAGCTGCTTATCTGGAGATTGTTTTGATAACTTTTCCGCTGAAAGGCCCAACGTATCCAAAGCTTGTGCCGCTTCACCAGATTTGTTCAGTACCGCATCACCAACTTTATCATTAATATCTTTAAAAATATCCGCAATATTATCGCCGGTTAGACCTGCCTGTTCAGCTGCGTACTGCCAAGATAATAAATCCTGCGTAGACATTTTTAACGATTTGGCCCATCGGTCTGCCTCAGTAACCTGTTGAGCAGTGTTTTTTACAATTGAAAGTCCTGCAACACCAATACCAACAGCAGCAGTAGCGGCAGCGACTCCGATGGCGGCTATGGATGCACCTACTTCTTTAGCGTCTTTTTTAACCTGGTCGCGCCATTTTTGGGACGATCTTTCAGCCTTATCCATCCCCTGAACAAATCCGCCAACTTTTGCTATCAAATCAATTGTTAATGTACCAAGGGATTTTCCAGCCATTAAGTTTTCTCCGGGCATAAAAAAACCCCGCCGAAGCGAGGTTCATATTTTAATTTAAGCGTCTATTTTTTAAGTGCCTCGGCATAAGCTTGGGCGGTTTTTTGTGATGACTCCATGACATCATCAGCCAGTGTTTGCTGCCCCCACTTGGCCACTTTCCCGCTTACAAATGTAACAACTAGCCGATCATTAGCTAATTGTTCGTTATCGATAATAGTGTAGCCATATAGAGACTTATTCCAATATATCCAGCGTTCGCGCTCTGGGTTAACGTCAGTCCTTCTAGGCGACCCCATAATTTGCATAACATCATTTTTGCTCATCCCAAGGGATAGAAGCATAGATTTCTGGTTGTAGTCGATTTTCTGGACTGTTGGGGCGCATCCAGTAATTGTTAAAGCGGATGCGCCAAGTATTAAAGCTAAAATTAGATTTTTCATATCCCTATCCCAGTAGTTGTTAGTTTACTGATGATAGTGATCCCGTACTGCATTTAAAAGTTATCACTGCCAACTTTTCATAGCCTCTTCAAGCGATACAGAGACCTCATTGATATGCGGTGCAAAGTCGCTAACCTTAAACGGCGGTGAGTTCTTAGACTTATTGATGTTCGCCAGCACGGAGGCCACCAGAGAGGCCCCCCACTCGGTCCGCATCATAACGTTAAGCGGACCATACTTATTGCGGTACTTTACCCACACCTGAAATTCACGAAGGCTCATTCGCTCCTGAGCCTCGGCAATGGTGCGCCCACCGATGCCGTTCATGACTAACTCACACCAGAACTCGTCTTCTCCTGTGAGTTCGTAGTCTTTCCCAGATCGTTGACTTCCTGGATTACGGCCAGCAAAGCAATAACAATTGGCCCATCGAGTGCGCCACGGTCTTCAGATGCAGTTCCGAGAATGTCTGCCTCAGTAAAGATTTGCTTGCCTTCCTCATCACATATATGGGCGGCAATACGCCCAGCCACCGGATCAGATTTTCCGTTGTACGCCAGTAGTTCAGCTTTAGTGGTGTGGTAGCCCATAGGACGCACAAAAACGGTTGCGATATGTTCTTTCCCGTCACGACCTTTCCATTTTATTTCTTTCTCTACCGGACGGCCAGTGAATGCCCCGGACTCTTTTAATGTGTCGAGAGTAAGTTTCATTTCTTCTCCTGTATCAAGAAGCCCGGCAGACCGGGCAAATCATTACGCTGCTGCTTTAGGTACCCAGACCGCCGATCCGGAGCGCTGGATAGTTGCGGAGGTGGTAACCACGGCATTTGCCTGAAAATCGAACGGGAAATCGGAAACGTAGCCCTGAAAGATAAACCAGGTACGATCAGACGGAAGCACCAGACCATCAACAGCATCTTCATCGCCAGAAGCTGCAACGGTCGGGGCGCTGGTACCATCTGACCAGCCGATAGCAAAGGTTAGCGGTGTCTGATCATCAGTTTCAGAAAGCCCATGAAGCATAATGTGGCTGGCATTTTTCGGGTCGGCATTCAGCCCGACAGTTGCTGAAGCTGGCGTTTTCAGCCCTTTTTTATAGGTTCTGGAATCCCGCTCACTCAGACAGGTATCTTCAATCTGATCGGCCGGGTTGCCGCCGGGGTTGAAGCTGGTGATACATTCAACCTCGCTGACCACGCCAGATTTCAGCACAAAGAGCTGCGTGCCTTGCGTTAACACAGACATTTTTTAGTCTCCATAAATAGAAAAACCCGCTCAGAGCGGGTCAGTTTGGGGTTGTTAGTTACCTTAATGCGATCATGTCAACATCAAAGGAATAGTGGTATTTCAACGTGGAATCATTACGGCTTTGCTCTCCCCACCGGGTGATATAGGCTTTTCCCTCGATGGCATCACGCAGCGCATGGGCCACCGCCATCACGTCAACTTCAGTATTGCCATATATGTCGATCTGAAGAGAGTAACGGTCAGCATCAGGCCGCTGATTAAGGTAATTTTCAGGGGAGCCATCAATGTTTTGCCACACGGCATAGGGATAGACGATATTGTCGTCCTGCATCCCGAAGGGATAGAGCCTGACGGGGTTGGTACCCAATAAATCCTTTACAGCCTGGCTTGCCGCGCAGACAGAGAATATTGGAGCTATCATACGGACGTTCCTTTTTTGGCTGCGCTACGGACGGCACGATCGATAGCCTTTTCCAGTTCCACAGCGAAAATATTAATTACGTCAGTATCCACGCCATTCATTGCCGGGCGTAGTATTGGCCTCGCGGCCATATGCTCGGTCCCGAATTCCAGAAATCGCCAGTACCAGGTATCACCACCGGGATTGCCTTTATCTCCGGCTGTATTATAACTTTTACCCGCCCTGCCTTTTCGCACATTGGCCTTTGTATTGGCATATTGCCTTGCTCCGCCCATTACCCCTACACGAAAGGTTGGGTCGCCCGTTCTGCGAAAGGCTTTGCTGCTGAAACTGACGACAATATTTTTATAGATGGCTTCTTTAGTAAGAAAGTCATCAACACGAGCGGCATTACTGCGGGCCCTGTCCCGGATGACGTTTGCTGCTTTACGCAGCGCTGCACGCCCGGTTTTATTGCGGGTCACCTGTGAGACAGCATCCATCTTGCCCAGCACCGACTCAAGCCCGTTAAGGTTAACCTCTACACCATCAGCCATCATTCACCCCTTCTGAGCAGGGCAGCGTCAGATATTCCCTGCCGCTGCGCGGGTCTGGTAAAACGCCTTCAATGTTGTAAATGCCATCGCGATACAGAATCCTGTGCTTTCTGGTGACGCCCGCCCGGTAGCGAATCGTTATACGCGTTGTTATCTCGCCCTGTGATGCCTGGGCCGCGATAAACTCCCGCGCAGATAAGGGGGAGATTTCGGCCCAGATGGTTGCGACATCGCGCCAGGTATTGATTACGGCGCCCGTTGTCGGGCTCTGCTCTTTTACCGGCTCCTGCAGGATAACCCTGTGACGCAATTTCCCGGCCTGCATATCACCCCCTGGGTTTTCCGCTGAGATAGGTTGTCGGCTCTGCCTGCACATCCTCTTCACCGGCCAGAGACTGAATGATCACATCACACAGAGCCATGTTTGATTCAGCCAGGCGGTTTATCGCTTCCGTCTGCTCTCTCTGTGCTGCTGTTTGTTCGCTCAGCGCTGCTATCAGCGCGTTTACCTGTTGCTCGTTCATAGGCAATTTTCGTCCACTTTTTTAACCATTCACGCCGACGGCGGCACCCTTCGCAGGCCATATTTTTATACTCCCATATCGATGCGATAGGGATTAAGCAACCAACGCGCAGGGCCAGGGATATCATGACCCAGATCATCCCCGCGGTTTTCATACAGCCAGCCCACTATAAGAAGAACCGCACTCTGAATAGAGGGCGTGATAATAATTGGGCGATCGCCGGCGCCTTCATTTTCAATTGCGTTATCCAGCGCGGCCTGGTCAGCAAAAAAGCGTCGGTTAAGAAACTGCATAGCAGCATCCTCCGCAGCGGCAAGATACCCGCCCACTATCGTTTTATCGATTTCATCATCCAGCCTGAGATGTTCCATGGCTGTTTCAGTGTTGATTACCGTCATAACCATTACCCTTTGGTTTCGGGGGCGCGGTTCATTTTGTTATCAGGGACTTCACCAACTATCGTCACCAGCCCGTTACCTTTGAGCTCGGCAGCACGTAAGCGAGAGACATGAAAAGGATCATCGGCGGGCGTCCTGAAAATATCGCCATCCATAAAACGCCGGACAGGCTGAACCTGAATAGTCCCGGCCTCAGTGGGTTCTGGCGCCACATTTTTACCGTCGGATACAGACGGTTCAGCCACATTTTTTCTGGCCATCACAATCTCCTCAGAAAGAGAGGGCCGCTAAGCGGCCCTGACTTATCAGCCGCCAGAAGCGGTTACATTACCGGTGACAAATGCTTCCGGACGATAAACTGCTAATGCCAGACGCTCTTCCGCACGAATGGTGACCATGTTTTTAATAAAATCATCTTCGTTCTCAGTGGAGAGCAGCACTTCGATATCCATGCGATCGAAGATTTGCGCAGCCATGTTGAAGGCTCCAGTCAGGAAGTTGTTCTGCGCCATAGCCTGAGTTTCCACAACAGGAAGACCCCAGATACGTGGAACACCACCATTGACCGGCTGCGCAATGATGTAGCGGCCTTCGTTATCTTTGGTCAACTCGATGCCTGCCCAGTCAATCGGGTTCAGTACAAAACCAGACGCCGGATATTCTGCAAGAACGGCCTGCAGAACAGCCAGGCGAAGACGGTCGATCGGCGTGGCGTTGGACAGGGTAAGCGCTGGAGCGAATTCTGTTGCCTGCGGCAGAATACCGAGGATATTCGCGCCGGTGCCATCGCCGCTCAGCAACTGCTGCTCCTCTTTAAAGCGAAGACCATACTGAGCACGGCCATCGATATAACTGGCCAGACCGGGCGCATCGTCCAGGATCTGACGGGACGCTTTAAAATAATGCGCAATGGTACGAACCGGCGCACTTTTCAGCTCAAACTTAATGTCTGATTTTGGCTTCAGAGCACCTTCCGCCACAGCTGCAGCATTATTGGTAAACCCCGTTTCCTGAACGAATTCAATACCGTTAGATGCGGTATTGCCGGGGATAAGCAGATTACGGATGGTCAGAGTGCGTTCCGGCGGGGCGATAATGCCCTGAACACGATCGGAGACCACCAGACTGTTGGTTGTGCTCACGCCAGTGCCCGTAGTCGCCGGCACGTTCATAATATCTTTCTGTTCCAGCTTGACGCGGATGCTCTTACGGGCCGAACTGTCCATACCTTTGAACTCTTCACTTTCGACCACCAGCTCACCGAGCGATTTTCGCTGTGCAGGTGCATCGTTCGGACGGCGGGCACCTTTTTGCTCCAGTTCAGTGAGGCGTTCTTTCAACTCGTTCATCTGACTCAGGCTTTCGTCCGTTCGTTGTTTCAGTTCCTGCGAAACGGTTTCTCCTGCCTCCATTTTTCTCTTCACGTCTTCGCCGAAGTTTTTGACCTGATCAATCACCATGGTGAGCTGGGTAGAGATTTCGCTGATGGTTTGCGGCTGATCGTCAGCCGATTTTTTCTGGTACATATAAATCCCTTAGAGAATTTTGGGGAGAGAAAACTGGCTCAGTTGCTGGCGCATCGCCGCAATAGCCGCTTTGGTTTCGCCGTCTTCGCCCCCGGACTCACTCCGGTCAAGCAGATAGGACAGTCCGCGGGAGGCGACCGCAGCGGACTGACTTTTCGAGAAACCTGCCTCTCGCAGGAACTTCTCAAATTCAGGTAAGGAAGGAAGATCACCGTGTGACAGCTTCGACTTAATGACGTCAATGCGGGCATCGTCGTTGGCTGGTACGGTAACGATGGAAATTTCAACCAGGTCGAGCTTCGTTAATGTGCGGATCCGGGTTTTCTCATCGTAATTCGATTCCCGTACGTAATAGCCAATGGAAAGGCCGGTAATAGCGCGGGTTTTCATGCCCCGCCAGGCTGTTTTTGCATAAGCAGCATCGTCAAGCCACAAAGCCCCCTCGCCAAACAGTCCATGCTTATCTTCTTTGAGGGTCGAAATATCCCAGTTGCCAATGGGTTCGCCGGTGCGATGCTGCCAGAGAACCGGGAACGTTCTCCCCTTAGCCCGTGTTTCCTCGATGCTTTCGAGGAAAGCACCCGGCGCCACGACTTCGTTGTAACTATCGACAACATCGAAGACAGAACCGTACCCAGAAAAAAGGCCGTCATCGTTGACGGCCTTAATATCGAAGTCGAATGCCTTTACTTTCATGGCTGCGTTTTTCCGGTACATTCCGGCGTCTCCTCTGATTTAATGCCAAGCCATTCCCGCAGTGCGTTTTTGGCCGATTCACTGTCGCCGGACTTGCCAAGCTGATCTATCGGCAGCAGGTTGGATTGAACGGTTAGTTGGTCAGCGCCAGGTTTTGGCTGAAGGTTTTCTTTTTGCCGTGCTTCATTGCGGGTCATCAGACCGTTCTGGGTCATCGTTGAGTAAAAAGCGGCACGGGCGGCGCTGTCAGCACGTAAGAGACCTTCGATGGAAAACTCTGCGAAGTACTTATTTCTTTCTCCCGGAGCCAGGAGGCTTTTACGAATCGCCTGCTCAATACGGGTCAGCCATGGACGAAGTGAAAACGTTAAAAAGCCAATCAGCATCTGTTCGACGCCACTTCCCCACATTGTCTGCCCCTGGGCGCTGTGTCCAATCAACCCCGGCCATACTCTGAACCACCGACAAATCTCTTCAATATTGAATGCCCTGGACTGCAGCATCTGGGCGTCTTCCGGGTTGAGGTCAACTGGCTGAAACTTCATTCCCGCTTCAAGAACCATCATTTTCCCGGTATTCATGGATCCAGAAAATTGTTCAACCATGCTTTCACGTACTTCATTGCGCTGCTCTTTTTTCAGGATCTGATCCATTGAGAGAACGCCGCTGGGCCGCATACCGTTTTTAAAAACTTTGGCACTGGCTTCATCTGTTGCCATTGCCAGACCAAGTGTCTGTCGGGCATAACTGACAGGTGACAGGCCCATGACACCATTGGTGCTGAACGCACGGATGTGCATGATGTCCCGTTCATCAATGTTTCGGGATGTACCTGAAGGCCAGTCACGGTAGGTATAAATTGGATCTCCACTCTTGCTTAAATCAACCTTCATCCTTTCTGGCCTGAGCGGTACAAGCGAGGTTATGCGCTTTCCGGTACGATCGATTTCTGCGTAAGCATTCCCCCATAAAAGCAGGCTGGCCATGATCATTTCCCAGAACTCCACAGCGGTCATGTCAGCATTCGGTTGATTATGGAGGAGCTCATAAAGCGGGTGATCATTTGCACTCTGGCGACCATCAGCCGTTTTTTCGTAAAAACCAACAGGCAACGTCGCGATGGTTTCGGATAACAGCCTGACGCATGACCACACTGCCGATAACTGCAGGGCTTTATCAACCGTAACGGATTTGCCTGCTGCGGACTGCCCACCAGCATAAGCAGCCCAGAATTCACCGTCGGTAAGGGAGATGGGTACGCCTAGCCACCGGCGAACGGCGCTTTTTATCCGGCCTGGCTTCTTCTCTTTATTCATGGTGACTCACACAATGATGGGATTACTGAAAAAGTCGTCGATATCGCCAGAATCATCCTCATAGCCTTCGGAGGCACCGATTGCCATAGCGCCCGCTACAATGCCGTCGATACGCCCGGTACTTTTTTTCTTGGCAAAAATTCGGTTTTCTTTCTGATCAGCCTCCGTCACTGCTGAAGCCGCATTCCAGCGAAGACAAGGGTTCGTCCTGATGATAATGACGCTGTCATCAAGCAACTCTTCAAACAATTCGATGGAGTGAGGCATCCACAGCCCGGAATCTTTCGCTTTGTAATACCCTTGCCCATGAGGGATTAAGGGAACAGAAACAGATGCTTCCTCAAGCTCCGGCTCAAGATATTTAATGCGATACTGGTCGAAGGCGATGGCCTTGATATCAAACTTTTGAGTCAGATCTGCAATGCGCTGGGCAACAAAGCCGTATTTCACTGCTTTGCCAGGTGTGGTGTGTATGTGACCATCGCGCTCCCAGGCGTCATAAGGTACCCGGTCCGTTTTGGCCCGTTCCAGTAACGTATCTTTCGGGGTCCAGAACTCCACCAGCAACTTACGTTGTTTTGGAAAAAACAATGCCAGTGCCGTCAAATCACGCGATCCGGACAGGTCCAGACCGCCATAGCATTCCTCACCTTCCAGTTCATCTGGATCAAAGCTCTCCTCACAACCCATCCAGACATCACTGCTCATCCACGGATTAGCCGCGTCAACCCACTGACAGAAGTTAAGACGTCTGACGATGCTCTCTTTCGATGGCATCCCGCGGGCCTGAGTCACCTGCTCACGAAGATAGCTTTCTTCAAAGGTGTGACCCAGCGAAGGGTTAGCTTTCTTCCAGCAGGACTCATCCTTGAAAGGATCGTCTCCTTCATCCAGAGAACAAATGAAGGCAAAAAAGCTATCATCTTCAATCGAACCGGCAGAAACCTTTCGGCCGTATTCGTGATAGTCATAGCAGACGCTGGTTTTATCGTGCCCACTGTTGGTGATCATGAAAATCAGCGCCTGCCGACGACCTTTGGTACCGGCACGCATCATTTCAACAACCTGATTGCTTTTATGCTCGTGAACTTCATCAATAAGAGCGCAATGTGGTCGCGGGCCGGACTGCCCGTCATCTGAACTGATTGGACGAAAGAAGGAACCAGACTGAAGAAAAGCCAGGTTCCATTCCTTCCCGGCCCCCCCTGATTTCTGAATGCGTGCGGAAAGAGCTGGAGATTGATCCACCATCGCAACCGCATCACGGAAAAGGACCATTGCCTGGTCTTTCTTCGTGGCAGCGGCATAAACTTCAGCGCGTGCTTCTTTATCCGCAGTGAGACAGTAAAGCCCTATACCCGCAGAAAGGGGGGATTTCCCGGATCCCTTCCCGGACTCCACGTAAACCATTCGGAACCGGCGAAAACCTCTCGTATTTTTCCAGCCAAAAATCGAACCGACGATGAAGCACTGCCATGGCAACAGCACGAAAGGCTCGCCTTCAAAATCGCCACCGTTGAGCTTCAGAACTTTCGCAAAGTAATCAATCGAGCGTTGCGCTGCCTCGACATCCCAGTGCAGACCACGGGCATGGCATGACTTCAGGTCATTGAGATGGCGCTGGCACGAGTTACGAATGTCAGGCCCAGCCAGTTCTTTTCCCGAGGTTACATCCATCGCATATTGGGTTGCTGGATCAACCGAAGAACTTGTCGAGCGTGTCCTCTTCGGATTCTTCACCATTCACTTTCACCTTCGTCCTTGCCGCTGGCGTCAGACCGAATTCAACCAGGTAACTTTTAAAACGGCGGTCGGCATCGGCCAGCATCGAAACGGCCGGGTTAGCTTTGATAAGAAAACCACCCTCGGTCTGGACGGTATAGGTTCTTCCCTCTACTGCGATGGTGTCGCGCAACTGAAGGATATCAGCGTAAATATCGCATAGCCGTTCAAGGGCTAAGGTGTCAGCAACTGTCAACACCCCCATCCCGTCAAGGAGAACAGTCAACCTTCCCCAGGCAACCTTTCCCCAGTCGGTCAGGTGCGCTGGCGGGCTTGGAATTTCTCGCGCCGGAGTCGGTTCTTTATCGTTGAGTTTACGTTTGCCCGGGTTGCCGGAGACCACTTTGAGGTGGGTCGGTTTCGGGCGTCTTCCTGCCATCGGAACCTCCCGGAAAAAAACTTTTCATTTCGCGGTTGTGCATAAAAAGGATGGGCGGCGGTCATTTGGGTTCGAGGTTCTGAACTTTTGACCCGCCCCTCCCCATCAGATGGGAATCGATATCATTTGAATGCTAATGATTTCAAATGACAATCACTTTTGAGGTGTATTGATAATGGTTATCACTTAAACCAATGAGAAGCCGGGTCCAGTGGCATCCCATTTTCATCGCAGCCGATCACGGTGCCACGCTTCTCCATTCGCTGCTTCGTTGAGTCGTGGTGCTGCTTGCACAGCCCTTGCCAGTTCTTCCGGCTCCAGAAAAGCTTTTGCGCCTTCGCTATTTCCTGGCTGTCACCAGAGCGCAGAGCCTCTTTCAGTTTGTGCGGGATGATGTGGTCAACCACCGTTGCTGCTGTCACCCTGCTTTGCTCCTGGCACATGACGCACAAGGGGTGCGCACGAAGGAAGATAAGACGCTCACGGTCCCACTTGCTGCCGTAGATGCGGGGCTCTTTGTTCATGCTCTCATCCTGTTACCTAGGTGAGCGCTCTATCCTCACCAGTCCATACAATGTTTGCCGCTTTACTTGATCGTTCTTACCATAAATCGCCATCGGCTATCCAACACAGCGGTAATTACCTCGCCTTTGACATCATCGGCTGAGTAAACATGCTTTACTTCAACACCGTTAAGATAAACCCTGATGCGTTCACTACTTGGTGTTATGTATTCGCCGGGATCGTCATCCAGAACTTTAAGCCGCATATAACTGGAAATAAAAAAGCCCCGCACAAGCGGGGCTGCTGATTTCTTTGAAGAATCTATTGATTAAACCGGGCGAGGATTGTTTCTTAATATTGCTTCTTCAACATCTGGCATCAGGGGTTCCTGACCGTGAAAACCGACCAAATACATATTGCCATTATCGGAGATGTAATCAACAATAGTGAATGCTACTTCACGCAATCGTGGATCCTGAGGATTGGGAATGTATAAAAGATTGCGCGCACCTTCCTCGACATCCCTGACTTCTCCATTCCACCCCTCACCAAACAGCATCACATTATGCATAATTTGTTCCTGCTAATTGTTTAGCATTTACATTATCACAGGCACATAGTGAATGCCTATGTAATACCTTAGCTGGACTGTTCAGCAGCGGTATCAAAGAGCGGCAGCGCTTCAGTTGCTTCCTGTACTGCTTTCATCGTCTTTGCCACTACCTCAGTTTCTGATGTAACGCGGCTGTATTGCTGGATGAATAGCTGGTACTTAAGCGGGCTGTCCTGAACAAATTCTACAGCGACTTTTGCTGCTGCTGTGTCGTAGTTGAGGGTTGAAAGCAGGTTCAAGCGAATCTGCTGGGCGTCGGTGATTTCGACCATGTCGTACCTCTGTGCGATGTGGGGAGCATTATCGAAGCCACTCTGTAGAATGGCTCCTGTAATGCCTTACTTAACCGTTTCGATTGTTGAGCCGTGGGAGTTCATCACGTACACCTGGTCGCCGGGGTAGATGAACTGGTATCGAACGCCGTCGAATGCCTTGCGCTTTGCATGCTCAGGGCTTTCGAAGTCTTCTACCAAGATGGCGATAGCATCTTCATCCAGAACGCCATCACGCTCGCTGACGATTAACTCTTCTTCCTGCAGCGCATCTTTGCACTGTAGGTCTGAATAGACCGCTGGCAGCCAGATAGCGAAATCAGGGTTTGAGTGGTCATTGGTCTGCAAGAGAATATCGTCGAAACGCTCGCATCCCGCGCGGGCAATTGTCACACTCGGCTGTTCGCAGATGTGGGTCACGCCGTTGATGATGGTCTTAACTGTAAACATGGTATTTCCTTCTTCTTCTGGTAATAAAAAGCCCCGCTATTGCGAGGCATCGTATTTACTTGTATTTGATATTTATTGCCAACGAATCAACCTGGTAATCCGTCGATGTAGCTAAATATAAAACTGGCATCCATCATATTACTTTGATTAAAGCGGCTTCTTTTTATTGCCTCAAACCCTTCCTGCTTACTCGGCCAATTATTGCAGTAATCATTTATATTGTTGTTTTTTTCAAACCACAGTTTTTTGAAACTGAACTCTTCAGAAACCTTTTCAAAAGCAACAACTGTTTTCTTCTGAGTTCGTGTAGCAGTGATGATTACGTTGCATCCCATCTCAGCTAACTCTTTGGTGGATTTTTCAACCTGAGAGCCCAAATCACCCAAAGTGGATATCCCAATCTTAAGTCCATCACGCTCGAATACAGCTATAAGATCCTTTTCTCCACCAGGGTGGGTTTTTGCTGCCATAAAGGATGCATAGCGATCACTTTGCTCAAACAGTTTTATCAGAAATATTAGCGTTTCACTTTTTCCCCTGTTGCTGGAACCGAATACACCCATCATTAAGTTCATCTTGCAGCACTCCTTACTGTGTCGTCTTCCCTGATATAATGCTCATGCTGTGTTGATGCAACAGTTTTTATTAGCTATTAGTAGCCTTGTCGGTTTGTTGCGGGCAGTTCCCCTGCACTGATTTGTTATGCGCCAGAATGTCGCGCTTCGTCTGCTTGTCCAGCACGTCAATATCGTGGTCGGTCAGGTAGATGATCCGCACCCAGTCACAGGCCGTGTCGATGACTTCAGGTTTTGCGGGTAAAGCTTTCGCGCAACTCCCGATCAACATCGTCATCAGGCATATGGTTAACAGTCTGCTGTACATCGCTGGCCCCTTTCGTTACCTCCACACGACGCTCTGCCACAGCTGCATTACCGGCGGCGGTGTTTTCTGCATTCTGTTTTTCGTTCTCATCGGTGGCGATACCTTTGCCCTGACTTTTCCCGAGATGAAATGAACCGAATATCAGAGCCAGCACCGTAGCAATCGCCCCTACAATGATTTCCATCGTGGTCATGACTGCTGATCCGTATTGGGGCCACTGTCGGTCAGGCTGAACTGCTTAATGATGCGAGCAATAGCAGCGCAGACAGAAACAAAGCCGACAACCCAGCCCAAATACTGATCCGGTATTAACGCTTTCACGCCATCCGGTACCGCGGCCCACGACGTAGCGACGATGGCCAGAACAGCCAGAATGCGTACAGACCACATCTTCCAGGCTGATTGCCAGTTTTCGATTAATTGCATATCACACCACCAGGACAGATTTAGCTTTGAGGAAGCGGGCACGGCGGTCATCAATACCATTTTGCCCACCATTGATAATCTGGGTCACTCGCTCAAGGTCTCCGCCCCATTTGAGGCAACCATTCGTCACAAAAAACCATGCTGCGCTGCGAGCGGCATAATTGTCCTGAGCCAGTAGTTCTGGCTGAGCAACTAAATCAACCTTTAAGGCGTCACCACAGGTTCGGTAATTGTTCAGCCCCGTGACCTGGATAATTCCGCGACCACGGTAGAGCCAACCATCACCGGCGGCGTTGTTACCCATCCGCTTGCTGTACACCAGATTGGCAATTGCACGCTGACGCTGTAATGGGAGTGAAGGTTCGCTCTGCCGGCGCCCAAGTGAATTGGCCTGATCCTGCGTAAGGCGTTTGGCTTTAACAAAATTAGCCAGACCTGCAATGCTGTAGTTAAAATTCTCGACCAGACGTCTGAACCCAGTGCTTTCATGCCCACACTGAGCAATAAACATCGCCTGAGCCAGGGGAGTGGTAATACCGAATTCATTCATCGCGGCTGTAATGTGCGGATACCAGCGCGCAGTTAACTCGGCGCTTATACCAGCCGCCTTTTGAAATTGTGATTGGTTCATCAGTGCCTCAGTGCATCAACCAGACGTGCGACGTTCCCTCTGAACCAGAGAACGGCACCGCAGATAAGAACGTTTGCCAGCACCACCAGCCAGTGGGATGACTCATATAGACCAAACAGGAAGCGGAACGGGATGCTGGCATAAACCAGCACCATGAGATAAGCCAGAACAGATATTCCCGGTCGGTGTCGGGCGCCACCGCGCTGGTAGAACATCAGGGCCAGAACAATTACTGCGCAAATGACTGCATTTGCCAGCGCTGAAGGATCATTTATCACTTGAACCTCCTCCCCGGAACCGGGTAAGCATATTGAACAAGCTATTCAGGTCCTGGCTGTTAAGGAACGTCAGTACTTTGATGATCATCGCCGAAAGCAATACGGCGCCCAGTGCGTCAAGCGGGCGATCGCTGTAGCCGGTCCAGCTTGATAGCTTTGAGCCCACCAGTCCGGCGCCGAGGACTCCAACAATGAATGACGTCATGAAGTAAGCCACCAGCTTTCCGCGTGAAATATTCGCTGCTGTGGCCACGTAGAAAACTGCACCGGCGAACGCACCAAACACAACGCCATAATCAATCCCGGTAGCCAGGCCAAACATACTGGCCCCCATCAGGCCACCGGCCGCAACTGATGTTCCAGAGACAGGATCGGACATTTAGCCCCCTCTTTGTTGCTGTGAGTTCCTCTCATGAACGAGGGGAATAAAAAAATCTGCTCAAAATGAACAGTATCCAACAAAATGCCTATCGAGTTTTATTGGCTAGCCTTCCCTGTGAACTTCCATCGTCCGACATTACCAGCGTCAATAAAGGGGTAAAATGAGAGAAATAGTGAATGAGCATGGGGATAAATAGTGTTTTATCCAAAAAGGAAAGATATCATTGATGTAATCATATGCATTCCGTTTCCTGAGAGTAGATCTGGTTATTATCCATAGGAAACTAACTCAACGTTTTTCATTGATTTAATGGAGATTTTATGAATTGCTATTGTGGTAAACGTGCAACTCATGTACTTGTTACTTATGACCACGACATAGTTTTGCCATTGCAAGTTTTCTGTAAGACACATGCATTTGAAGACGATCGAGAAGAATGCTGTTGCTGCGATGCTTACGGTATCGAAGTTGAAAATCCGGCCAACTTTAAAACAGAGGAACTGTTACCTACATACTTACCGGGTTCGCTTGATGAAGGTAACGTTTGCAGCGAACATCCTTAAGCAACCTCGCTTACGATTAGTAAAAACCCGTCGCTAAACGGGTTTTTTCTAACAATGAAGGCTCTTATTCTTTGTAGAGTGATGTAATTGATTAGAAATTTTTGCGGCAAGGTAGTTTTTCTACCGAGCTAAACCAGCAAATTACGCATTTCCATGACCGTCTGATCAAATCGCTCCTTCTCAAGCTCAACACCGATACCATTCCGACCGAGCAAAGCGGCTTGCTTAAGAGTTGAGCCAGATCCGAAGAAGAAATCCGCGACTACCTCACCAGGTCTGCTGCTTGCTTTGATGATCTGCTGCAACATATCGGCGGGCTTTTCACATGGGTGCTTCCCCGGGTAGAACTGAACCGGCTTATGGGTCCAGACATCGGTATAGGGCACCGTGACAGAAACGCTGAATGGTCTACGTAGACGCTGATACTCCTGCTGGAGTTCTGCGTATTTCCGGTTAAGTGATTGCCATGTTGCCACCAGCTGGTGGTGAGGCCTCTCCAGCTCATTGCGAGCATGCTTGTCACCGGCAATTTGCTGGAACAATGCCTGGAGCTTCAAATAGTCGGATTCGCTCGGCAACTGCCACTGGCTAAGACCAAACCAGTGGGAAACCATATTTTTCTTTCCCGTTGTAGCAGCAATTTGAGCAGAGGTTACCCCCAGAGACTCTCTCGCATCACGGAAATATGAAATTAATGGAGTCATTACATGCTGCTTAAGCTCGCTGCATTTGACAGCGAAACCATCATCTTTCGGCCTGTAAGGGCCCTGATAATGATCTGCAAAAATGATCCGCTCAGTAGACGGGAAATATGAACGCAGACTTTCTTTATTGCATCCGTTCCAGCGGCCAGATGGTTTGGCCCAGATGATATGGTTGAGCAGTAGACTGGCCCCATGAATCTCCAGACAGTTGGTATCACTTAAATTAGTGATAGTCTTAATACTAGTTTTAGACTAGTCGTTGGAGTCCGAATGATTGATGTTCTAGGTCCAGAGAAGCGCAGACGGCGCAGCGTTCAGGAAAAAATCGCCATTGTTCAGCAGAGCTTTGAGCCCGGAATGACCGTGTCGCTGGTCGCCCGTCAGCATGGCGTTGCTGCCAGTCAGCTGTTCCTGTGGCGTAAGCAATATCAGGAAGGCAGTCTCACTGCGGTTGCCGCGGGTGAACAGGTTGTACCCGCGTCGGAGCTGGCATCTGCAATGAAGCAAATTAAAGAGTTACAGCGCCTGCTGGGCAAAAAAACCATGGAAAACGAGCTGCTGAAAGAAGCCGTTGAATATGGCCGACAAAAAAAGTGGATAGCGCACGTGCCCTTGTTGCCGGAGGATGGCGAATAAGCCTTGTCAGTCGTTGCCTCCGGGTCTCACGTGCGCAACTGCATGCCATGGCCCGTCGGTCGAAGGGCTGGCAGGATCGTCGGTGCAAGCGCAAGCCTGATGATACTGAAGCGCTGGCTCGTATCCATACCGTTATCGACGATCTGCCCACCTATGGTTATCGTCGTGTATGGGCACTGCTGCGCAGACAATCAGAAACTGACGACATGGCGGTGATCAATGCCAAACGCGTATACCGCATCATGCGTCAGAATGCGCTGCTGCTTGAGCGTAAACCGGCAATACCGCCCTCGAAGCGGGCGCATAGAGGGAAAGTGGCCGTTGGAGAAAGTAACCAGCGGTGGTGCTCCGACGGCTTCGAGTTCAGCTGTGATAACGGTGAAAAACTGCGGGTCACGTTCGCACTGGACTGTTGCGATCGCGAGGCACTTCACTGGGCGGCAAGTACCGGTGGATATGACAGTGAAACCGTGCAGGACGTCATGCTGGGTGCAGTAGAGCGTCGCTTCGGTAACAGGCTGCCGACATCCCCCGTTGAGTGGCTGACAGACAACGGTTCAGCCTACCGTTCTCATCAGACGCGTCAGTTCGCCAGAATGGTAGGACTGGAGCCAAAACATACGGCGGTACGTAGTCCAGAAAGCAACGGAATGGCGGAGAGCTTCGTGAAAACGATGAAGCGCGACTACATCAGCATCATGCCAAAACCTGACGGGTTAACAGCGGCAAAGAACCTTGCGGAGGCCTTCGAACATTACAACGAATGGCATCCGCACAGTGCACTGGGATATCGTTCGCCACGGGAATATCTGCGGCGGCGAACCAGTAATGGGTAAAGCGATAAAAAGTGTCTGGAAATATAGGGGCCAATCCAAGCAGGTTAAAACGCTCTCTAACCAGTATTTCAATATCGGAGGCTAAACGGTGCCCGCAGAACAGGTACATACTGCCGGAGGGTTTTAATACCCGCCAGAACTCGGACAAACATCTATCCAGCCAACGTAAGTAATCCTCGTCCCCTTTCCACTGATTATCCCAGCCGTTCGGTTTTACCTTAAAGTAAGGCGGGTCCGTAATGATCAGGTCGATAGAGTTATCAGGTAGCGATGGAAGATATTGCAGGCAGTCAGCATTGACTAACTCAATACTGGATATTTTTACAGTGTTTTTCATAGATCAGTAAGCACAACTCTGTTAGGCTCAGTATGCTTTTGCGCTAAAGCAGTGGGCCTTGGGTTAGCTTGTGACCTCAAAGCATGAGCTGATGGCTGGCTGGGTGCTACAACACCCACCAGCCGCCCATTTTCACAGCAGGAAACCTCCATTACTGGAGGCGCTTGTAACACCCAAACTGGTAATCAGATAACCCCGCCATCACAAGCTGCGTCAGTATTAACTGGCAACGTTCGCGCGTCAGGTGCGTATTCTGTGCAATCTCTCCAGCCGTTGCAGGCTTGTCACTTAAGGCGTTCAAAACCGCTTTGGCTGTTTCTGTCATATCTTGCTGATTTAGCATGTCTTTTACCCTTTCATTTGGCGTGACACACAGATAACTCTGGTGAAGGTATCCAGCAAGAAGTACTTGAAGAGAAGCGGGATTTTGTGATTTTTATCCGTAAAAAAACCCGCACATTGGCGGGTTTATCAACGGTGAACATACAAAGCCCATCGTTGTATCTACCATACCCATTTTTTTTGAAGAAAACAACCCCCTCTACTCACGACACTTCAATTTAGTGGCTTATGATACTTTATTTCTCTTACATCAATATGGACGAAAGTTTCATATTCAATAACGCCATATTTATCTGGATATGTTTGATCAAAATAATCGTAAACTATCTTCGGGCTAACATTATTTATAACAATATCAGCAGCCCATGCTTTTAAATGAAATGAGTTAGTGGCGCCTCCAACAACATGATTATAAGGCACACATCTAAATCCTGAATTTATATGGATTGGTTCATTGAACTCTGCGCGAGCTATTTCCAATATATTAATTAGCTCTTGGGGGACGTTAAAATCCCCACCACAACCATCATTACACGCGAACTCTTCTTTATTAAAATGCGCTGATAACGGAATGGGTGCCATAGAATAACCTCAACGTTAAGCTAAAAATCACTTTTCGCCATCTAAGCTCTCTGCAGCCAAACAAGATGCAGATAAATTAGAAGCAATCATATAAACATCTTTCGGTTCTTTCGCACTTTTAGCATCATCTGCAGCCTGTTGAATTTGATGAGCTATATTTTCCTTTTGCTTAACAAAATAGCTTGTACTTAATGGACCTTTCTCAGAGTTTCCCAAAATCATACTAATAACACCAGCCATCCCTGCAGCAATCCCACCGACAACAGTGCTTGAGCCAGCAGCCATGAGTGTCGAACCAGTTATACCAGCAACACCGCCAGTTGTTCCAAGTAATAGCTTGGTTTGCTCTGCGTTATTAGCTTTTATTTCATAATTATTGTGAATCACCCTACATCTGGCACTGGCTTCGAGGAAGTCCTTCCAAGCTGCAGTGAACTCTTTATCCTCGACTGTGCCATGAGCATCTATTAAAGCAGGGTAGTTGTTTAAGAACTCTTTGTTTATCTTAGGTACTGGTGACGTAGTGTAATAACAACCCGAGGTACATATGATGCATAAAAACGCAATAATTTTACGCCCATTCATAATAATCCCCCACCATTTTTATTACTATAACCACAACCCCTATTAATTGCATAGCGAATGGAAAATAAAAATTTTTACGCGTACTTTTAAGTTCCTGGAAAAATATAATACATCTACTGATTTATTTATCTAGTCAAAAAAACCACAAAACAACAGTATGCAAGTACAAATACGAAAAACACCATTACTTTACATCAATATAATAAGCCTTCTACTGTTTATAGAAGGCCTAGTGAAAGTCAACTTGTTATTTTTTTTAATTCAGCCTCGGCATAGCTCTCTTCCTGCCAACACTTTGTGACGAGAATATTGATCACCTCAGCATAGCCACTATACCATTGATAATTTGTCATATCCGGAACCAACTGAATTACCCGACCTTTTACCAATGTAGTAGGCAAACGGCTGTAACCTTTGCCATTGCACCGCCCACATAATTTTTGTACCGGTACTTTATGCAACTCAGTACGCTTTTTATCGAGTACAAGACCGCGCCCATGACAGTCCCTACATGCAGTGCTTATCCAACCCTTTCCTGCACAATGTCTGCATGTTGATTCAACCTCTTCAAGTTTAATAAAAGGGGGAATGCCTTTCACACCAGGATGTTTAACAACATCCTTTACCTCTCGAATGACTCCCTGTCCATGGCAATGCGGGCATGTGCTCTTACTTGCGGCAGATCTTGAATAATCGTTGAACGCAAAAGCGGCTAAGCAAGATGCCATTTCAATACGCACACTCTCGGAAAGCTGGGATATTACGGGATTCCTTAACGTCATTACGTAATTGATTAACTGCTGGATAGCCGGTTCTGGATCCTGAATTCCCATTTTTGCGAGGAACAAATTGAATCCAAATCGTGCCTTGGCAGACACCATACCTTGAGCAGCCATAACATCCGTAATCGTCAGAGAAGTACCACCGGTGGCCGGCGTTTCATCATTCAGCTTTGGGGATTTTGGCGAATAAAATTTCGGTAATGATTCAAGTTTCATGTTAAGCACTCCATACACTTAAGCTTTTACAATGACGCCGATACCCATTACCCGATCCAGAAAACGAGCCCACAGCTCTAACTGAGTGCCATATTTCTTTTCGAACTCTGATGTATTGGCGTGTAATTCATCGTGATGCACTCTGCACAGTGGTATCACGAAGAGATCATGGGCCTTGGTGCCAGTTCCCCCCAGACCATTCCCTATTATATGATGTGGATCGTCTGATGGTTGCCTACAGCATTCACATGGCTGAGTTTTAACCCAACGTGTGTAAACTTCGCAGGTCCAGCGCCGGCGCTTTGGGCGGCGCATAAATGATTCGGGGCTGTTCGGATCGACACTTAGCCTCAGAATGGGTTTACTTTCAATCCGATGTTGCTCAATGAGTACACTGGCGTCCGCCAGGTCTATGCCCTCGACAAGATCCTGAAGGATTTCACCTGCAGCAAATGACGGAACAATATCGCTATCCTTATAAACGGACAGGAAAGGTTCCTCAGGCAGTCTTAAGGCCTGTTGCGCCATCGTCTCGGTTATTGCGTCAGCAATGCCGGATTTCACAGCCCACCAGCAGAGCTCCGCCATCGATAATTCGCGCTCCTTATTGTATCCAAGGCTGATCAGCACCCTTTCAATCACCCACTGAACCAGATTCTGATAAGCCAGCTCTGACAACATTTCGGTGGTCTGCTCACGTAATTCATTATCACAATGCCAGCAGACAACCATGGCGCCCGGCGGATGCCGCATAGTCACTAATTCATGGTGGTGAAAGTGGGAATGCGGGTACTGGCACTCTCTGACATGTCGTAGAAGCCAGGCCTCAAGAGCATTTATTCCACCCGCTGCGTTAATAACCCTCTCATCCCTCATGAAAAAACGCAGAATGTCCATTTCTGCAAGCGGCTGACGTGCATCGGCGATCCGCCCAGTTGGCAGTGTTTTCATTTTCTCTGGCTGACGCTCTATCAGGACACGGCCGCCGGTAAAGAGAGGCATCAATTCACGACCGGGTTTGAAAAGAACAACACCGAGACGAGACACGACTTCAGGGGTCAGTAATGCTCTCACTGAATGCCCCCAGAAAGCTCTTTATCGTGGGTATATTCCCCATTCCAGGATTGCTTCATCGGCAGTTGTCCCTTCAGATACTTGCGATAAAGCCAAACAGCCCCATCGCGTAGGAGGACGGGCTGGTATGTTGTGAAACTGGCGGCGGCGCTCGGTGAAACTTTTGTGCTCTTCTCGGTGAGATACTTATCCCTGACCTGAGATCTGACACGCCATTGCGCGTGATTGCCGTTAGGGTTGTCATCGTAAAGCCAGTGATGCAAACGCACAAGGCGCCGGAGACTTATCAAAATCTTCTTCAATCGGAGCACAAGTCACCTCCGCAGTAATTTCCGGCCAGATAGCATGACCCGGCGAAATCATTCATGTTTCTGGCGTTTCGAACAGAAGCATTCTTAAGACGCAGGTACCGCTCTCTTGCTTTAGCCGTACAGTTGCTGTCACAAAGTTGCTGCCATACCGTCGCCGCACGGCGGTAATAGCGTTTCTCTTCCAGCTTTTTGGCTGTCGCTTCAAGGGCAAGAATCTCCCCCGAAAGCCCACCAGGCAGGTACTCTTCAATATCGATGGATCCCGCTACGAAGTAGATAAACCCACCAGTAACTTCAACGCTGGCAAGTTCCCCGTCGTAGTACAGGCGATGAACAGCGCTCTTCACTGTTACCGTTTTGGTTTCAGGAAATGCAGCAGTGATATCGCGCAGCATTTTGCCTGGATTCTTCTCAATAAATTCAAAGATCGACTTGGCTATGTTCATCCCCGGAACCCCCGTGGAATCGTGGTTTGTACTTGACTAATTGAATTAACATCCCGCGGTCTGGTTTTGTCCCACAACTCCCTTGGCGGGCGGCCTTTAGCATCCCAGCGGATAGCGCTTTGCAGATATCCCTCGAATTTTTTAGGCCCGAAAAGTGTCTCTGGACGCATGTACTGGTATTGCTCGTCGTTGCCATGCCAGTGCTCATGCTTGACGTCGATTACCAGTTTCAAGTCGCTAACGGTATGACCTTCGCGGAGGCGCGCGCGAATGTTCTCCAGTGAGGTCTTAGATTTCTGGTAACGGGAACCGCTGACCAGATTCAGGTGTGCCAGAACTTCGATCGCGTTATCGGTAATAACAACTTCAGGATCCGGCTTATCGTCGGGTTCCGCAGGAGCCCGACAAGAAGGTTTTTTAGATGACGGATCTAATGACGGATCTAATGACGGATCGCCTTCAACCATTGAGGGGTCCTCCCGCAATATTTGAGGGGGTACAGACCCATTATTTGAGGCATCAAAATTTGCCCCCTCAAATTTTGAACCCTCAAATTCTGAGGCATCAAATTTTGATTGTTCACGTGGCGTTGCGTAGAAGATTTTTGCTTCAGCTGCTGCACGTTCCAGCATGTCAACATTGAGTTTATAAACGTTCGAATTATTCTTTCCGCCCACGCGCCGTTCCTGCTTCTTCAGCCAGCCTTTAGCCTGAAGCTTTTTGATAGCGCTGCGGACAGTATTCTCGCTCTTGGCGCCGATCTGTCGCTGAATAGTGGTTACCGCTGGCCATGACACCCCTTCGTCATTACTGAAGTCTGCCAGGCGAGCCATGACCGCTATTTCAGAGATTATCAGCCCTTTGAAAGCGCATGCTTCCCATACGAGGCCGTGTAATTTACTGCTCATGGCTGCCCTCTACTTCCCTGAACTTGCGTTGAAACTGATCGAGTGGGCTAAAGCACTCGTGGGAATAGCCTTCCCGCAGGTAGATGACGCGACGTGTCTCAGGCTCCCAGCGGATAACTCTGACTGGATTGCCATAGTGGTCTTTGAACTTCCGGTTAACTTCTCGCATAACGCTTTTGCCCTCCGGTTAAAGACCCCCACAACTCCGCGTGCCCGACTGTGGTTACACTCGACCCATTTACCGCATACCATGCGCTCATACCGAAACGACGAAACGCCCGGGATCGGGTACATCCGTAGTTGCGGTAATTGAAGATTTACGATTAAATTGCTCATGCGGATTATTTCTCCATACACAAAGATTTATTCGCCACGACGCCCGGAGCTGCACACTCGCGGGCGTCACTCTTTTCTGGCTGGCAAAAGACACGGAAAAGCAATGTCAAATGTTCCTGCCATTTCGCCATCACCTGATAACTGTTCTCCTCGATCTGCTCGCGTTCTGCCTGGTCAATAACACCGTCAGCTGTAGCTTTACGGAGATACTGTGAGTGCTTTCCGATCCACTCGATAGACTCCATCAGGCGCTGGTTAATATCGGCGTTGTCCACATCCTCAATGTCTGCCAGCGGCACAAAGACCCCGTTCGAGTGGCGCGCTATCGCATTGGCGATATGATTCGTCCCACCAGCACGCTGTAGAACCATTGCCCAGCCGAGAGGGAAAATTTGATCACCATCGGCACGTAAGCGGTTAAACAATGCGTTTTCAGTAACGCCAAGCCATTCAGCTGCTTCTGCATATCCCCCGTCCAAATCAGTGATCGTTTTTTTAATCGCAGCTACCAGCCAAGCCGGCTGCTTATCAACTTTCCATTCTGGTTCTATACCCACGGCTTACCCCCTACCTCTGTGGTTTCTGTTACACCCCTGAAGCGCTATCGTTCTGATTAGCACCCTCGCCATAGAGCAACCAATGAGGATCGCAATGCAGGGCTGAAGACAATTCAATGATGTAACGGGGCCTCTTTGTTAAACCCGCCTCGATCGCTTGTAATGACTGCTGGGTCATTCCGACCAATTCAGCCAATTGCGCTTGTGAGAGATTCATCTCTTCACGTTTATTCTTTAATCTTTGAGAAATTGATTCCATAACACCTCCACAGTTTTATCTGTATTTTTTAACAGATACTACTGTTTGTCAATAACAGTTTAAACTGTGACCATGAGGCCATGGGAATGGAGGAGCTATGAGCCTTGCAGAACGCGTAAAACAAAAAAGAATCGAACTTGGTCTTACTCAAGAGCAAGCAGCTGAAAAGGCAGGAATAAGGCAACAATCATGGGCCAGCATTGAGGATGGAAAAACTAAAAAGCCTCGCAACATAGTAGGAATAAGCAAAGCACTTAAGTGCGACCCAACATGGTTGATGAACGGTGGGCCTTTCATGGCTCTGGCCGATGTGAATTCAAGGAAAGTACCTTTGATCAGTTACGTCCAGGCTGGGGCGTTAGCAGAAAAACACCCTATTGATGCATTTGATGGTAGCTTCGAATACATCATGACTGACCTTGATATTTCTGAGTTTACTTTTGCACTAAGGATAGAAGGTGATTCAATGGAGCCTGACTTTAAAGAAGGCGACATTATCATTGTTGATCCCGAGTTAGAGCCCGTTCCGGGCGAGTTTGTTGTTGCTAAAAATGGTGAAAATGAGGCTACTTTTAAAAAGTACCGTCCTACATTTACCGATATTTCAGGCCGCCAGCAATATGAACTGGTCCCCCTTAATGACGACTACCCCACCATTAATAGCTCTGAACGCCCGTTGAAAATTATCGGCGTAATGGTCGAACATAGAATTTACAGGCGAAAAAGGTAAATCCTTCCTCACATGAACCGGCCGGCGCCGGTTTTTTTACGTCTTTAGTTTCATAAAAAACAATAAATTACAGTTTTTTTAGTATAGCTCATCACTCAATACAGTTTTAACTGTTGACTCATTAACAGTTTTATCTGTATTATTAATCCATCAACAGCGAATAGGCAGGACGCCCACGAAGTAGCCGCCCGGGGCATATGAAGACCGGGATGATTCGCTAACAGATAAACCAAATAGGAACAGATCATGGCGAGCAAAGGCATTGAAAACCTTATCAAGGACGCACTAGCAAACGGCTGTCAGGTAGTCCGTAAAGCTCATCGCTTCGAGGTAAGCAAGAAAGGACAAAAATCAATCACTCTTATTATTTGTGAAGATGGCACAGCTTACCGCGGGGATATTGATCTGACGATAGCCATAGCCATTCGCACTCAGAAAGAAATGCGCAGCATCCTCGGCCTGCCGGCCAAGGCAATTTAATTACCTCAGGTGTCTTCGGGAGGGGTTGCGGAGCTGGATTGACCACCAGCAACAGATACTCACCCGACATACAGCAGCCGTTTAGCCCACGGCGTCGGGGGTCCAGTAGACCTGGATTAATACTGTAGGGGTTGTGCCGGTTGGTCGCCGGCGCCCCGCCCGAAGATTCCTGATCGAACATGGCGAAAGCCGACAGCGTTGAAGGCGATTTTCTCGGTTTGCGCGCTAAACAATAGCGGGGGTGAAATCGGGGCGGAGAAGCAGAATCCGCGATGTCGGGACTTGATACTTCCGGCCAGACCAACAAGCCGAATGATCGCGTAACGGTCCTTTGCATCTGCCCCGGTGAGGTGGCGCCGCCGGACCGGGGTAGATGAATCGTACACAACATGAAAGCGCATTCCATCTTCATCCGTCGTGGGGACTGGTTTGTAACTGAAGGAGTGCGCTTCCAGTTGTGACGGCAATATTCACGACCGTTGTATGGCACATGCAGCGTTAGCAGCCCGGATGGTTCCCTTGAAGTTCCATGCGCTATCCGGACAACTGGAATGTGCAAGCCAGGTGTTTCAGGCACGACGTGCGCCCCACCAGCGCGGCGAAAAGGTGTGACCCCCGGGAAGAGTCCGGGACACAACAGGAAAGAGTACTGAAGATGCCAGGAAACGCCCTACCGCCAGGCAGATAGACGGGTTATCCCGCAAGGGGTGGCGGCAGTGCTCTTACCCTTGTGGTGTAGCTCAAATGGATAGAGCGCCCCTTATGTGGGGAGTTGAGCACTAACCAATGTTCGCAACACAGGTTATCTCATGCGGCCGGCCGGACGTTATGCGGGTTCAAATCCCGTCACCACAGCGCACAACGATGAGGGCATTGACGAGCAAGGCACAGAGTCTGGTTCGATTCCAGACGCCAGGATAGTTCTATATCTGGTGATGGGCAGGGAAAAGGTCCGTTCGATTCGGACACCGGCAGTGCTCTCTTCGTTGTGGTAATTGCGGCTATGCGCACGTGACGAGCCAAACCCGTTCAATGAATGCGTTTCCGGGAAGTGTACGTCGCCGGTTATGGCTTAACCCGGCAGGTGGAGGCACCACCGCCACAACCTAGTTAACTGTGCTGTGTGTAGTCTTGGCGGTTATCCAGTTTTCCACTATCCAAAGGAGGAAGAGGATAACGTTCTGATGGATAACCGCCCTTTTTACACAATACACAAGAGCATCACCGGGCGACAGGCTCATTACCCAATCCACCCGGGCGGCGTCCTAACCGCAGGTGCTCTTCTGTGTTGTGTACGGAGAAATTCCCGGCGGTGGCAGCCGCCTTTCGAGAGGGTAAAACCATGAGTAATGATCGCATGACAGTCGTGCCCGATTTCCTGGGCGAACTGGACGCCGGCGTATTCATGAACAAGATTGCGGCGGCTCTTAATACCACCGCACTCGGCGTTCTGAATAACGGCAACAAAGGCAAGGTAGTCCTCACCTTTGATTTTGAGCGTATGGGCAACTCTGTTGAAGAGAAGCGCGTCAAGATTAAGCACAAGCTGAACTACAGCACCCCTACTCCCCGCGGCAAAGCGTCGGAAGAGGACACCACCGAAACACCAATGTGGGTTAACAAAGGCGGCAAGCTCACTATCCTGCAGGAGGATCAGGGGCAACTCTTCGGTATCACCGGCACGGTGGACGGAAAGCTTAAAGCGGCTCAGTGATCCGCCCGCACAAATTCACTGATACCACTTAGCTAATCAGTTAATAAGGAATTTTTATGTCTCAGTTAGACAGCGGTACTTTTCAGCAAGTCAAAGACCTGGTGCTTTCCGGTTATCACCTGAACGATATCCCCGGCCTGGCCTGCCCAACCGCCCTGTTACCTCAAAATACAAGCATTGAAAGCCTGGAGCGTTTTGCTTATGAGCGCTTTCGTTTCCGTGGCGCCATGGACACAACCAGCATTGATGATTTCGTTCGCTATTCTGTCGCTTACGCCCAGGAAGAAGAAAAAGCCCGCTGCTTTATTGATGCCGATAACATGCTGGCTCGTTCTATCTTCAATATCGGCACGCTGGACAAGCCAGGTCATGCTGATAACGTCGCCTCGATCAAGCTAAAGAAAACAGCGCCCTTCCGCGCGTTACTGGCGATCAACGGCGATCACCTTAATCAGAAGCAAATCGCTGAGTGGCTCGAAGACTGGAGCGATTATCTGCTGGCATTTGATGCTGGCGGCAACACGATGACGATCGCCCAAGCTGCGCAAGCTGTCCGCCGCGTCACTATCCAACAGGCGACTCAAGCCGACCATGAAGATAGTGACTTTAGCGGTAAGAAATCGTTGATGCAAAGTATTGAAGCCAGCAGTAAAGAGGTTATGCCAGTAGCGTTTGAGTTTAAGTGTGTACCCTATGAGGGCCTGGGCGAACGTCGTTTCAGTCTGCGCAATAGCCTGCTCAAAAGTAGCGATCCGGTATTCGTTCTGCGTATTGTCCAGCTGGAAGCCCAGGAAGAAGCGATCGCCAATGAGTTCCGCGATCTGCTGATTGGCAAGTTCGACGGCAAGCCGGTAGAAACCTTTATCGGCAACTTCAAGGCCTGATTGCACTCCATTAAATCCCCGGCGCCACGGGGATTTATTAAAGCGTAATCCTGAAATTAATCGCCACCTGGCGAGGGATTCCTACACCCAAAAAACAGCGCTGTGCAGGCGTAAAGTATGGAGAAAAAAATGAGCTTTATTCAAACCTTTTCAGGCAAACATTTTAACTATCTCGACATCCAGCAAGACGCCATCGAGATCGAAGATATTGCTAATGCACTCTCGAACATCTGCCGCTTTGCCGGTCACCTGCCTGAGTTCTATAGCGTCGGCCAGCACAGCGTTTTAACAAGCCAACTGGTACCTCAGGAATTTGCGCTTGAAGCGCTGCTGCATGACGCCGCCGATGCATATTTGCAGGATATCCCTGCCCCATTGAAACGCCTTCTTCCTGACTACCGAGCCATTGAAGATCAGGTTGATGCAGCTATTCGCCAAAAATTCGGCCTGCCGGCTGAGCAGCACCCGACCGTTAAATATGCCGACCTGGTGATGCTGGCCAGCGAACGTCGCGACTTTGAGATCGACGACGGCACCCACTGGCCGATGCTCGACGGCGTCATTCCTACCGACCAATTTGTGATTAATCCCGTCCGCCCTGGTCAATCTTACGGCATGTTCATGAACCGCTTTAACCAACTGATGGAGCGGCGCTAATGGCACACGTGAAAGTGAAAGAATTGGTTGCTGCAGCGTACGCTGCGGCACCTGACCTACCACCAGCAGCAGCCCAATTAATGCAAGACATAGCGTCAAGGCTGGATGTGACCTTTGTCGCCCTTACAGAGGCAATGGACCAGAACACCGCTATGGCCGCGATGATAGCGAACCTGAGCGAGGAAAACAGAAATGGCTAAAAACTCGATCGATGCTTATGGCGCCTGCGGCAAGACAAACGTTCTGATGTTCGAGCCGGAAAATCTGCATATTGTCACTGACAAGGCTCACCCGCTTTACGATGAACGTATTCACTTACCTCTCAGTGAAGCCATGGTGCTGAACATCATAGACCAGGGTGTTCTGGAGCCGATTATTGTCTGGAAAGACCCGGAAACTGGGTACTCCTGCGTGGTTGATGGCCGTCAGCGTGTCCGTCATACCCTGGAGGCTAACAGACGCCTGGCCAAAGAGGGTAAAACTCCGCTACTGGTTCCGGCTGTCACTAAACGCGGTTCTGCTGTTCGCATGGCTCAGGCAATGGTCAGCGCAAACGAAATCCGCCAGGCCGACACACCGCTGGGCAGGGCCAAAAAGATGGCTGATGCGCTGGAGCGCGGGCATGACGAGGAAGACCTCGCGCTGATGTTCGGCGTCAGTGTCCCCACTGTACGCGCTACGCTATCCCTTCTGGATGCCACTCAGGCAGTCAAAGACGCGGTAGAGTCCGGCGCAGTGACCGTTACCCAGGCACGGCAACTGGCATCACTGAAACCCGAAGAACAGCGGGAAAAGGTAGCCGAAATCGAAGCGGCGACCGCTGGCACTACCGGTCATGAAAAAGCGCGTCGTCAGCGCCAGGTCCTCGGCGATAAGAAACCGCGCCTTAAAACTCGCAAAGAAATCACAAAAGCCCTCGATGCTGCCAACGGTGAATACGCTGATGCTCTGCGCTGGGTACTTGGGGAGGTAACATTATGAGTAAAGTAGGAGATCATTTCTTTGAGTTTCCTGCATCACGTGGAACTCAGGGCGGTTCAATTGTCCTGATGCTGACTGTTCCTGCACGGACCCTTACGCGAGTTCTCGCCAGCGATAATTACGGGGACACTCTTGAACGCTCGCAGCGAGAACTGAACCCAGCCAGGGCGAAAAAGTTTTATCAGTATCTTGTTGAAGCATACGAAAACAAAGAGCCATTTATCATTCCACCGCTGGTAGGTAACTGCGATTCGTATGTTGAATTCGAAGAGTTCGGAAACACTAATGTCGGGGTGGCCCGATTCCCGATGGACGCAGAGATTAAATTGTTTGATGGTCAGCATCGCGCAGCAGGTATTGCGGAATATTGTCGCACCATTGATGAACCGATCCATGTCCCGATGATGCTTACTCTCCAGTTGCCACTGAAGACACGGCAGCAGTTTTTCTCCGACATTAACAACAATGTTTCGAAACCTTCTGCGGCTATCAATATGGCCTATAACGGTCGTGATAAGAACGCGCAGGAGATGGTTAGTTTTATCAGTTCACACAGCGTATTTTCTGAAGTCACCGATTTTGAGCATAACGTCGTTCCCGCGAAAAGTGACAAGTGGGTGAGCTTCAAAGCCCTTAGTGATGCTACTGCAAAATTTTCCGGTTCATGTTCACAAGATGATCTTGAGGGGTTGTGGAATGCCTGGCTGATGCTGACTGGTTTAGATGATATTCGCCGAGGTACGAACCAGGCCGAGTACAAACGCGAGTATATCCAGTTCCATGCTGTGATGATTAACGCCTTCGGCTACGCCGTGCAGAGGTTAAGCGAAGGACGGGGAGTTCGCGGGGTCACGCTGATGATTGAGGACCTGGTAATGAATACCGGCATTGCCGAACGTGAAGATTTCTTCCTCATTTCATCATGGGATGGTATTTGCGCCAACTGCGAGAAAATAAGGCCAACGGTCATTGCGAATGTCTCATCTCAGAAAGCTGCAGCATCACGCCTGATGGATGCCATCGCGAATAAAAACTTGTCTGTCAGTAGCGGTAAGGAATCAGCCAATGACCAATAACCAGTTAACCAGAGAACGTCTGGAAAAAATTAAATCATGGCGTGACACCTACGGTGCCGGAAGCAACGTAATGCTGCCAGCTGAAGAGGCTGAGGAGCTGGCTCGCATCGCGCTGGCCGTAATAGACAGCGAGCCGGTCCGCAACCCTGTGCTGGCGTATGCCGACAGTTATCGTGATATGGCGAAACAAGGCGTCGAGCCAGTCCCAATATGGAGCGTCATTACCGACCTAGAGCGAAACATAGCGCCGCTCTATATCCACGCGCAGCAGCCGGTAGTGCCGGAGGAAAAGCCAATGCCTAATCCGCTGAGCATGTACGCCGTTGATGCTGTAGCGGCTATAGCAGAGGTGAAAGGCTGGAACGCCTGCCGCGCTGCCATGCTCCAGGCTGGCAACTCTCCGGTAATTCCGGATGGTTACATGATGGTGCCGATGAGGCTAACCGCTGAGAACGGTGCGAAAGCAGCGCTTCTCGGGGAATTCAATCTTGAATATACGCTGACATGCCATGAGTGTTTTGGTGAAGGGTGCGACGACTGCAGCGGCGAGGGAACCTGGACGAGCACCATGCCGATTGACTGGACCACCATCAAAGAAATCTGGGATAAGTCCATTAATCACTTCGCAGCCGCCCTGCGGGAGGTGAAAGGTGAGTAAAGCCGAATTATTTCAAAGGCTTCAGGCTCTCACTACAGATTTTCATACTCTGGCATGTGAGCTTGATATCGGTGACGAGCGCACAGAAGTTTTCGAAATTTACGAAGTTCTGCGCCGGGCTCAGCGTCGCGGTGCAGCTGGTGAAATGTTGGCTGCAACTAATCCGCTGCTTAGTCCTGGTATTCCTGATGATATGGAATGGACGAATTTCGAAAACGAGGATTAAGACTGATGCCCAGCAAACTTAAACGCCGGCGTTGGCGCAGTATGCGTGAGGATCTAGCCTGGTATAAAGCAGAGGCAGATGACTGGAAAGCCATAGCCCTTGAACATGCAAACGAACTGTCAGTTCTTCGCAGACATTCGCTTCATGTTCCGTTACCAGTGCTTATTCCTGTGGAAATTGTCCACCAACTAAATGCAGATAAACATAAAGATCACCCGTTATGTAAAACCTGTATTGACGGGCTACGCAGTGGTTGTTCGTCATGTGCTTATAATATTCGATAACCGGGTGCAGCCGGTGTATGGAGAAAAAATGTCACGTATGGTCTCTTTACTCGAATGGGCGAAAGATGAATTCGGTAGTGAAGCCCCTAGCGAGCGAGTATTAAAAAAATACGCTAAAGGTCAAATGATAGTACCACCACCGATGCGAGTTGGACGGCGCTGGATGGTTGACAGAGAAGCTCGTTTTATAGGTGTAGTTGCTGAACCTCAACTTCCAATAAATGTAAACCCAAAATTGAGACGGATAATTAACGATGGCAGCTAGACCGCGCACTCATAAAATCTCTATCCCAAACCTGTATTGCAAGCTTGATAAACGCACCGGTAAAGTTTACTGGCAATACAAACACCCTATTTCGGGGCGTTTTCATAGCCTCGGCACAGATGAAGCTGAGGCAAAGCAGGTGGCAAGTGAAGCAAACACGATCATCGCAGAGCAGCGAACTAGGCAGATCCTTAGTATTAACGAGCGTCTGTCGCGTTTGAAAGGAAACCGTGCGGACATTACAGTGACAGCATGGCTTGATAAATATGAATACGTGCAGGAGGAAAGGTTGAAACACAACGAACTTCGACCAAATTCTTTTAGGCAAAAAGCTAAACCTATCCGGCTTTTTCGTGAGCATTGCGGCATGCAATATCTGAAAGACATTTCAGCACTAGATATTTCTGAAATAACAGATGCGGTTAAGGCTGAGGGTCATAATAGAATGGCTCAAATTGTTCGCATGGTATTAATTGATGTATTTAAAGAGGCACAGCATGCTGGACATGTTCCGCCAGGTTATAACCCTGCCCAGGCCACTAAGCAACCTCGAAACAAAATTACTAGACAACGTTTATCACTGGAGGAATGGAAGACTATTTATGAATGCGCTGAGCATCAACAGCCATATTTGCAGTGCGGAATGCTACTCGCAATAGTGACCGGCCAGCGCATAGGTGATATTTGTAATATGAAATTCACAGATATTTGGGATGATATGTTACATATTGTGCAGGAAAAAACAGGTACTCGTCTTGCCATTCCGCTCTCACTAAGAAATGAAGTACTAGATATTTCGCTACGCGATGTTGTTTCAAAATGTAGAGATGCGGTGGTTAGTAAATATCTGGTCCACTTCAGACATACCACCTCTCAGGCTAACCGTGGTGATCAAGTATCCACGAAAACTCTGACTTCTACATTTAAAAAAGCTCGGGACAAAAGTTGTCTTGCATGGGATGAAGGAAGCGCCCCAACCTTCCACGAACAGAGATCTCTTTCAGAACGGTTATACCGGGAGCAGGGCCTAGATACTCAAAAGTTACTGGGCCACAAATCGAAAAAAATGACGGATAAATACAACGATGACCGGGGTAAAGACTGGCTCATTGTAGGTCAAAAAACAGTATGATTTTAAGCCAGTTTTGGAGAAAAATATTCAACGATCGTAAAAATAGAAACATCAGACTCCCTTCTGTCTTTAATCAGCGATCGCCGATTACATGTTAACGATGAGCGCGTCGCCAAACTCACCACATTTCAGGAGCTTAGTGCCTTCCATCAGGTGTTCGAAGTCATAGGTCACGGTTTTGGTAGCAATTGCGCCTTTGGTACTTTTAACCCTCAGGTCTGCAGCTTCGAACCACTGTGTCCTGCAGTATCAGCGGACCATTTCACTTGGCCCCCTGTTTCCCGCTTTGTGGGTAACATGAAGAATCAGGGGGCGGAATTGATTGAGGCATTAATCTAACACTCGCCCAATAATTTTAGGTTGACAATTTTTATAAGGTTCGACAATACATATAAAATGTTTAAAGCTATAATTATCTATTTATTATAATTCTTCATAAGTTTAGAATTTGAAATAATAATTATTTCTGAACAGTATTTTGATGAAGCAGAAGATTTACTAAATTTTTTATCCAGTTAGAACAACAATCTGAGCGGATATGCTTTTAGAGGGCATTCAGATGAGCATTATCATTTATTAACATCCATATTAAGGGATTCATTAAGGTATATGACTGATAATCAACATCCAAAGGCCACATATCCAAGACATATTCGAAATTAAAATAGCGAATGGCATCAAATTCAACATTAACGAATAATTTTGAGGGAGTTCTACAGGTTAGCGGGTAACCATGGCCTTAAAGCTCCAAATGTAGTAAAATTATGTAACCCTTTAATAGGTTCATTTGATATTAATTTTGTAAATCAATGTCTAGTTGAATGGTTTGCTCAAGATATCTTAGAAGTAGCGGCCTTAGCACAGCGCGGTTTATTCACACACACACCTATTAACTTCGACTTTTCAAATCTTGATAACTATTCTATCCCTGCATTTCGGACACCTTCAGACATCAAACTTGCTAACATACTTCCTTCAGAACCATACATACAAAATAGAGAAAAAATCTTTTTAAGACTCACATTATCATGTTCTAAGGAAAAAGACCTACCAGGATTCCTACTTAAACAAGGTTAAAGAGAGGCCCGAATTTATCCGGGATATAAAGGTATCGCTAATCAAGTAATGAATAAATACAGATAGACGAAAATTATAGAGTAGCTGCATTGCTTCATATTTTATATGATTGCTATACAACGAAGAAGGTGACATGAAAAACAATACAGGAGACCATAAATAATATTCTCCAAAAAATGATTTCGTCCAAAAATATTAATTATCAGCTTCTTATAGTGAGTTTTTCTGCATGGCGAAGCAACTTGTAAGCTTCATTTTTAGTAAAATTAATATTTAGACGATAGTCAGCTTTAACTCTTGTTGGTCTGATTTTAAGTAATAAGTCACCAAGAGCTTGATCATTTTGATCACTACTGTTCAACAATTTATTTATAACCCTTTGATGGTTTCCAACATTTTCATCATACTCTCCGTCTATTTTATCGGCTCTCATCTTTCCTATATGGAATATATAATAGTAGGCACTTCTTGCACAGTCCCTTAAATCCAATTCAAGACAACAAGAAGTACTGGGTTCTTGTTCACAAACGGAATAGACTGATTTCGCTTTTTTAAGGATTTCATCAGCAGTAATCAT